TCCATCTCGTCACCCATCTTGCGTTCCTCTTAGTAGTACGGCTTCCGGTTTGGATTCCGATACCGCATTGAAATCTCTTCATCCGGCTCGTCTAACGTCGTCCTGATGTATCCGCCTTGACGGAACCGCATCATCGCCTGCGACACCGAGTCCACATAGTCGTCATGGTCACCGGCAGGGAAACTCGCCACTTCCTCGATCACTTCTTCCGCCCACCGCGTCTCAGGCACCCACACTCTACCAGATGCAAATATGTCCGACACGGCGTTAAGCCGGGATATCTTGTCGTTGCCCTTGGTCGGCGTGAACTCCTGCACCGGGATGCCCATAGCGCGAAGCTCGTAAATTAGCGGCGCACCGGACGCTTTTTTCTCAATAATAACCCCATCCGGCTCCCACTCCTTATATTGCTCAACCACCACACGCTTCAACTCCGGGAACTCCATGCGGTCACGGAATGCATTGAGGAGAATAATATTAGCCTGCGGCCTGCCACGCTCGGCTTTACTTACTTCCCAGTTAGAGCCGTCATCGTCAAGGTAAAACACACCCCAAATAGTGCAGGCACTGTAGTCGGCACGGTTGTTCTTTTCAAATGCCGTGTCCCACGACATAAGAATAAACTCGCAGGGAGGAGGCTCGTCGTCTTCCCAAATTTTCCACCACTCGCGCTTGACAATCGCACTGGCTTCACTTGTCGGGTCTTGCATGTACTGCGCCATCCACTTGGCGTGAGGCAACTCGTTACGCAGCACCTCCAACTCTTCCAAGGGCCAGAACTCAGGCCACAGCGGGTTGCCACTTGGCATGATTGCCGGGAAATCGATGACCTCCCACTCCTCCCCATCTCGCAGGGCGGCAGCTTTTAGCACCTGTGCAGTCAAATCCCGCTTCGACCAGCGGGTCATTACGATGACGATAGCCCCACCCGGCTGCAAACGCTGTCTTGGGCCTGATGTGTACCACTCATACGTCTTGTCGTAGACCTCGGGGTTAGTTTCCGCGATGGTCGCTTCCTGTTCTGAGTGCGGGTCATCGATAATTAGCAGGTCGGCACCCTTACCTGTCACCGCACCGCCGACACCAATAGCGAAATAGTCGCCTCCCTTGCTCGTATTCCACCTTCCCGCCGCTTTTGAGTCTATTTGCAGCACGGTTTCGGAGAAAACAGCGCGATAGTTATCTTCATCCACCAAATTTCGCACTTTTCGACCGAAATTCACCGCCAATTCAGCGGTGTGAGAGGTCTGGATGACCTTCTTTTCGGGAAATTTTCCCAAGAACCATGCGGGTAGCAGATAAGAGGCGAATTCCGACTTAGTATGCCGGGGTGGCATGTTGATGATGAGGCGTTTGCACTCGCCTCGGGCTACTTTTTCAAAGGCACGAGCCATGATCTTGTGATGCCGGCCCGAAATGAACCCCGGCCACATGCGTTTTACAAAAGGTAGAAATTCTTTTTGTGCTGCTTCTCTATTTTTTAGCTCTTCTAGACGCTGTAAATCGTGCAAAAGCGTTTGTTTCTCTTCTTCTGGCAAAGAAGGTAGCACCGCAAGAAGATCTTGAAGTGTTTGCTCGTCTAGATCTAATCCCTCAAGCACTATTCTTCTTCCTCGTCTTCATCTGTGTCTACTTCATCTGCCGATTCGTCGTCTACTTCGTCGTATACTTCATCATACTCCGCATCTTGTATGTCTTCTTGCTGTTTTTGAGCTAATAGCCGCCCAATTTTCTCTTTAATGGTCTCTTCAAGCGCAGCAGAAGTGGTATGAGTAATCTTAACCTCACTTTTCTCCACAAAAAGACCGATATCAGAAATTTTACCTAGCAATTCCAATGCTTTTAATTCGTCTTTTTGGATTCCGCAGTTGGAGATAAGCACCAGCTTGTTGGTAATGTACCGACGCAGTTGCTCTGAGTCTCTGATTACTTGCTTATCAAACTCCATCAATGTTTGTTTTAGCTGCGTCACTGCTACGCTGTTGTATTCTTGCACTTCGCGGGAGACAATAGCGGGTATATCTTTGTCTAAAGTATACCTCCCTTTTTTTCGGTTCTGATCCGTATCTTTGGTAGACTTTTGCGCTAGCATAAAGTTCCGATCTCTTAAGTTGTTTGGTTAATGCCCGCTTGTATCCTTTCATTGCTTTCTTAATGTCTTGAATTCTTAGTTTCTTAGCTGGCTTAAATCGTTCTTTTCTTGTGTTCATAGGGGGTAAGAGCTTTAAATCTATTAGCAAATCTCGAATCCCCTTAATAATCACCCCATTAGTAAGTTCTGTAGCGTCTTTTAAAGTACTGGGGGATATTCCCGATTCTGGGTTACAAGTCCTTACTTCTTTAAGTCTGCGTATATACCCATAATACCCTTTAGTTTCCAAGGAAGCGTAGGCAGCTTGTTTAATCAGTCCTTTGATTTTAAATCTTTGGTACTTGGGGGTTTCTTTTAATATTCTTTTAGCAACTAATAGGTCTTTTGGAAGCTTTAGAGGTTCTTTCTCTACCGCAAAGGTATTGGCACCGACTTCGTCTATCACCTGCGAATTCAACACCTCAAACATATCCGCACTGAACCGAGACGCTACTTCTTTAGCAAACCGCATGATACCTCCAATGCCCCTACTATAGATAACGGGAACTGGTGCCGAAAGCAACAGCGAGCGACTTATTTTTCTCAAAATATACCCCCCGGTGGGTCGGATTTCAAAAAGGTATGGGGGGGTGTTCTGAAAAATGAGATTCGGGTGTGGGGATCTATATGTAGGTAAGCGACGGGACTCCTAAGCGCATTTTGGGGGGTGGGGGTCGCCCCTGCGAGGCTAGAGAACTGGCGAGGAAAGTACCGGCGCAAGCGGCCTGTGGCACCAGTTCCCTACACGCCGCAAATATCGAGCGTTGCGTTTTGCGATGAAGAAGCCGAAAATTAAACCTCCCCAGAAAACCGTTAGGAGAAAACAGAATGCGCCGAAACAATCCGAATCACATCAAGAGCGTCTGGTATCAGTCGCCGCGCTACTCTTGCGCCGCGCAATCGAACGAACTTTGTCAAATGCTCGGGCTTGCGCCTAAAGCAAAGTTACCGCCGGAAGGTATGCCGGAGCGCCTGATTCAAGGCATCCCGGTGTGGGTCGATCCGCTGCCGGAAGTGAAGCTCAACCGGTATGGTCGCCCACAACGCCGCTTTGCCCTGCGCGTTCGCGCTCGCTGCCCGCAGTGCGAAAAGGAATTCGCGGCAAGCCGCCTGATTCAACACACCTGCAAGTAACCAACAACGCCCCGGCGCAAGCCGGGGCAAACTAGGAGAAAGACCATGTTGTTTCTAATCACGATTATCGAAACCGTTTATCCCGGCCCGACGGCACGCGAGGATGAGGAGGGCACCTATTGCCCGGACGGAGAGGCCACTGTTTTTGAAGACTCCGTAACCTTCCGTGAATTGGTCGAGCAATTGAAGGCTTACAACTGGCTCTCAAGCACGCGCCGCATGGCGGCTGATTGCGGGATTAACGATTGGGCGATTGCGGAAGCCGAGCAAGACTACCGCACTGGGGAATTCATGGAGCGTACTCTCCACTATCACCGCAACAATCCCCCCAGTGCGCTCAAGTACTGGCAAAAAGCCCTTCGCTACGCGGGGCTGGTGAACTAACAGCCCTCACCCTTCAGCCCCGGCACTTGCCGGGGCTTTTTTTTTGCCTGCGTTTTGGGAACTGGCTCGGAAAGTACCGGCGCAAGCGGCCTGTGACACCAGTTCCACAAGCAGCAGCAAATATCAGGCGTTGCGTTTTGCGATGAAGAAGCCGAAAATTAAACCTCCCCAGAAAACCGTTAGGAGAAACTTAGATGAAAATTCAAAAATTGCCCGGGCTTAAAACCCTTGACCTTGCCGAAGGGGTGGATGCGTACTCCGCCCGCATCCTGCAATCCGAAGGGGCGGACGATTCAGTGTGGGGCAACGATATACAGGTGATGAATGACGCTCGATTTTACGCGGAAGAAATCCTTGCCCGTATCCGTGCTCACTACGGGGAAGAGGGTGTGCGTTATGCGGAAGCTCACGCCGCCCGCAACCTCGCCAATTATCACGCGGCGCTTCAAGCGGAAAGCAAGGCGCGGGCTTTAGAAAACTACACGCCGACAACCGGCCCCGCTTACCCCGGCTTCCACAAATAACCCGCTCCCCACCTTCAGCCCCGGCACCTGCCGGGGCTTTTTTTTGTCTGCGGTTTGGGAACTGGCTCGGAAAGTACCGGCGCAAGCGGCCTGTGACACCAGTTCCACAAGCAGCAGCGATTGTTAATGGTTGCAGACCAGCGTAAAATATTGCAATATTAACTCACCAACCAAGCAGGAGTTAGACCATGAAAACCGATATCTACCAGACCGTCACTGACGCCATGATTGCCGCGCTGGAAGCCGGCACTGCCCCGTGGGTCAAGCCTTGGGATAGTGCGACGGGGTCGGCCATGCCGCACAACGGCGTGACGGGCCGGAACTACAACGGCATCAACGTGCTGGTACTCATGCTGGCGCAGTTCAAAAACGGCTACGGCAGCAACGGCTGGGTAACCTACAATCAGGCGTCGAATGCCGGCGGCAACGTCCGCAAGGGCGAGAAAGGCACGCACGTTGTCTTCTGGAATTTTCTGGAAAAGGAAAAAGACGGCAAGCTTGAACGGATTCCGATGGCGAAACCGTTTTCAGTCTTTAACGTCGAGCAGTGCGAAAACTTGCCGGCGAAAGTCTGGGAAGCGCCCACCCTGTCTGATGACGTTGCCGATGCGCTGGTACAGGCCGCAGGCGTCAAGGTGGTGGTCGGCGGCAATGCGGCGTGCTACATCCCAGCGCAGGATATGGTTCGCATGCCGCCCCGTGAAGCTTTCAAGTCGCTGGACGGCTACCGCAGTACGCTCCTGCACGAGGCCACGCATTGGACGGGGCACAAGTCGCGACTCGACCGCGACTTCACGGGGCGCTTCGGCACGGAAGCCTACGCTGTAGAAGAATTGATTGCGGAACTCGGCGCGGCGTTCCTTTGCGCCCGACTCGGCGTGAATCAGGATGGTGGTCTGCGGCACAATGCGGACTACATCGGGGAATGGCTGAAGGTGCTGAAACAGGATAAGCGTGCGATTTTCACGGCTTCCAGCGCGGCGCAGAAAGCCTCCACGTTCCTGATGCCCGAGGCCACTGAAGCCTAGACCGTCCGCCCTGCTTACCAGCCCCGGCACCTGCCGGGGCTTTTTTTTGTCTGCGTTTTGAGAACTGGCTCGGAAAGTACCGGCGCAAGCGGCCTGTGACACCAGTTCCACAAGTAGCAGTGATTGTTAATGGTTGTAATCTGCGACGCATTACCTGATAATTACTCCATCGCAGCAACCGCTGCAAACCACGAGGCTCTCACCATGACCGTTAAGCTCAACAAAAATGGCGTAATCATCTATCGCGGCCCGTCTTTAATTGATGGTGCTCCGGTGGTCGTTATCGCTACCGGCCTGACCAAAAAATCCGCCAATGGTAAGACTGGCGCCGAAATTCAAACGTGGGTCATTCGCGAGGATATCAAGCCGAATGATGCGGTAAAGACCGGTGCAGATGTTTCCATCTGCGGCGATTGCGCCCACCGGCCCGCGTTGCGCCGTCTGGCGGTGGCGATGGGTCAGGAACCGCAAGCGAAATGCTACGTTGTGGTTTTTCAGGCTCCCCGTTCGGTGCATGCATGCTTTCTGCGTGGTGGTTACCGTGATATCAGCGGCGATGCCGATGCCATCGCGGAAATTTTCGCGGGGCGCGTGGTGCGTGCGGGTTCTTACGGTGACCCGGCGGCAATCCCGGCGTGGGTCTGGCTTGCGGTTTACCGCAACGCGGCGGGCCGCACCGGCTACACGCATCAGTGGAATCATGCGGACGATACCGTGCGCGAAAATGCCGCCAAACTGCGTGGGCATGTGATGGCGTCGGTGGAAACGGACGCAGAGTACAAGGTCGCCAAACTGCACGATTGGCGCACTTTTCGGGTTCGCGACACTTCGGCCTCCCCGGTGTTTCCGATGGAGCGCGTTTGCCCTGCATCAAAAGAGGCTGGCATGAAAACCACGTGTGAGCTTTGTCAGGCATGCTCGGGCATGCTCGGTCGTGGGCACTCCGATATTGTCATCGCCGCCCACTAAACCCACCCACCCGCTCGCCTACCAGCCCCGGCACCCGCCGGGGCTTTTTTTTGCCCGCGTTTCCTGCAACCGAGTCGGCGGAAAAAAGGGGAAAAGGGAACTGGCTCGGAAAGTACCGGCGCAAGCGGCCTGTGACACCAGTTCCAAAGCCACCACAAAACTGCCCGCTTGTCAAGCGTCGCGAATCGTCGTAACTTTGTCTCACGCGGCGACCAACGGGGTCGGCGCTGCCCCCCGGCTCCACTGCATGTCGCAGCCTGAGCCGGCCAAGCTCACCGGACAGGTGACGCGATGCCCCGAGAGAGCCGGGGGGCCAACCTTAAGGTTCCACGTGGAACATCAGAAGAGGAGTCAGACCATGAATCAAGCTATCGAAGCCCCCACCGTGCATCGCGAAGCTTGCTGGAAGTGCGGCGGCGACGGCTACTGGCATGGGCGCGGCGACTGCCGTGGCGACAAGAAATGCACGGCGTGCGACGGCGTCGGCTTCAAGGTGTTCAAGAACAGCGCGGCTGACCGCGCTGCGGCCCGCGAGAAGGCGGCGGCGCGCAAACAGGAGCGTGCGGTGGCGGATGCTGCGCTGAATTGGGCGCGGTTTCACGTGGAACATCCGGCGATTGCGGCATGGATGGTGGAATCTGCGGCGACCGGATTCGACTTCGCAATTTCGTTGCGTGCGGCTGTGGAGAAATGGGGTTTTCTGTCTGAAGCCCAAGCCAGAGCGGCAGAAAATTGCATGAAAAGGGCGGCTGAACGGAAGATTCTTCTCCAAAACGCCGCTGCGGCAGCAGAATCTTCTGCGGCCAGCGTGGATGTGGCGCGGTTGGAGGCGGCGTTCGCGACTGCGAAGGCGTCGGGGTTGAAGTGGCCCAAGATTGTGCTGAAC